CATGGAAACGATTGCTGTCCGCATACATCACGACGGTGTTTGCTAAATAAGCCATCGCTGCGAACTCACAGCAGGAACGCCTCGCCTCGTCGCGCTCGCGCTTCAACTTGTTATAAATGCTGATCAGTTGATCGCGCTCTGCCTCAAAGGCGTTTCGCTCATTCCGCAGCCGTTCGATCTCGTCGGCGGCCTCGGTAAACATCTGCCGCATGAAGTAGCCGCCGTCCGCTTCGCGCAGCCGGGTCACGATGTCGTTGTCAGATTTCATCGTTGGTCTCCATTTCAATTTCGTGCAGTCGTCCGGTTTCCTTGTGGTACCCCAGCATTCCAGCAATGCCTGTGTCTCCGGTGAAACGGTTCTTCAACACACGCAGCACCAACTCATTTGGGTTTTCGCCCTGCTGATTGCGCTCCAAGCCAATGACTGCATCAGCCAATTGGGCAATGGAGTGAGAGCCGCGCAACTGGGCAAGAGAGGTGGAGGCACCTTCTTCGTGGCCGCGGTCTCCATCCGGTCTTCGGAGATGGCTGACAACGAACATGGCCGCCTGTGTCTCCTCAACAAGGGAACGCAGGGAAGTCATGGCGTTGTCGATCAGTCGCCGCTCGTCGCCATCACCAAGACCAGACACCACAATGCTCAGGTGGTCTAGGAAGATGTACTCGCAGCCGCACGACTTGATCATGTACCGGGTTCGGGCAAGCAAGTTCTCTGGATCGACTGATCCGAAGTGGTCGAAAAGTACAACCTTCGCAACGGTCGCATCGAACGCCTCTCGCTTCTGGTCGCCGCTGATGCCACGATCTGCCCAAAAGTAAGGGGGTGCGTTGAGGTGGATACCCATGAGATTTCTGCCAGTTCGCTTGACAGATTCTTCAAGCATGAGCAGCCCGACCTTCTTGCCGGATCGAATGAGATGGCAGACCATCTCCCGGCATACCGAAGACTTGCCGATGCCCGTGCCTGATGTGAGTACCACAAGTTCGCCCTTACGGATGCCAAGCAACTTTTCGTTAAGGGCCGTCCAAGGGTAGGGTGTGGAATCGTTGGGATCGTCTTCGTTGACGGTGTCCCAAAGATCACCTCCAAGTACCACGCCATCCGGCCTGTAAGCCTTCGCACCATAGACAGCATCGATGACTCGCTTTCCTTCTCCGGCAGTATGGGCCTCGTTGGCATCCTTGTGCCCGGGGATCGTGGCAATCTTGGCCTTGCCGGGAGTCAGGAGCATGGCACACTCCTTGGCCGCAGCACGACCGGGCTCGTCGTCATCAAACATGATCACGACCGTATCGAACTTTTCCAGCCATTCCAGATTGTTCTGGAAAGACTTGAGGGCTCCGGCGGCACCTGAAGGAACAGACACAACGGGCCACTTGTTCCCAAACAGTTGGCTGATGGTCAGCGCATCAATCTCGCCTTCGGTCACGGTGACCATGCGCCCACCGTCACGCCACAAGTGCTGGCCGTAGAAGGGCGCACCCTTGAACTCGCCAAGGGTCACGAAGTCCTTGGAGGCAAACCGCAACTTCTGGGCAACGACCTCGCCGTCACGGATGTACTGGGCAACTTGGACGGGCTGGCCGTTGAATTCCCCAAGACCGTAGCCCCAGAAGCGACAGGTGTCCTCCGAGATGTCCCGCTTCTTCAGGGGGCCGTATTCGATGGGGATCAAATCTGTCCGTTTAAGAAGGACAGATGGCAAAGGCTCTCCGGTACCAGTTTCGTAGTACTTGCAGCCGAAGCAGTAACCGTGTCCATCCGTGTAACGGGCCAGATTGTCCTTGCTGCCACAACTCGGGCAAGGCTCATGCTGGACGAACTCCGACTCTTTGTGGTTGTTCATAGTTCTCGCTCCACTCAATCTCAATTCGTGGCTCAGTACTGTAGCACTTCTCCGCTACCAGCCACATGATTTGTGAGTCGTCGTGCCACGCCCATCCGTTGAGCGAATCCAAAATCGACTTCACATGATTATCGATGTCGCCCACGGGCCAGAAATTCGCTGGCTTCTTAGGCAACTTGCAAAAGAAACAAACCTTTACCATCAGCGGCCCACCGAGAGGGCAGCCCTTGGGCTTCTTTATAGCGTCAAGGGCTGCCCTTGCTTCTCGGCGGAACTTCTCATAGGTCTTGCCATAGTACGCGAACCCTCGGCGCGAGATCCTCGGCCTAGATGCGGGTACTGGGTCAACCTTGAGAACGATCTTCATCAGAAGTCGTTGTCGTCGCCGCCTGAAGAGTCCTCGGTCGCAGCCTGAGCCACGAAGCCCTTGGGGTCAGCCGTGAACCCGTAGGCATCGAAGCGGTCACCGGGGGTGTACTCCTTGAGGTCAAGGATCTGCACGGCCTTCATCCGCAGGGAAACGCCTGCGCCGATCATGGGCGCGAAGAACGGAACAACCTCAAAGGACACCTTGATCTCGCTGCCAGAACCGACATTGGGCGGAGCCTGAATGGCAACACCCATGGAGTCGAACAGCATCGGCTTCTGGGTCCACGACTTCTCGTCGTTACCCGCCTTGGCCTTCAACTTGAACTTGATGCGGATCCGGCCCTCATCGGTCTCCTTGATGGGGAGGTCGGCCCGCTTCAACTTCTTGTTGCCGCGCTTCTCGCACTCGGCCTTGTACGCAGCATCCGCCGCCTGCTTCAGGGAGGAGATGAACGCCGCTGCATCCTTGCTCTCGGGGTTCAACTCCAGATCCACGCTGTACACGCCGTCCTTGTCGAACTTGGTGTCTGGCGTGGTGAGCCGGGGGTAAATGGCCGTGCCCCGGGGGCTCGTCAGGCGAACGAACTTGTTCTTTGCCGCACTCATGTGGTGTCTCCTTCTTTCTAGAGTTCTAGAATCAGTTGAAGTAGTAGTCTGATTCACGAACCTTGGTGATGTCCAGAGAACCGTACTCTGGAACTTCAGGTATGGTACCAGAACTTCCCAGATAGGTCAAGGCCCCTTCGCGGAACTCCCTGAGAAGATCCCGCGAGAAGATGTCAACCGTGGCCTCGCGGACGCAGGAAGACACCTTCATGTAGTCCCCAGACAGGCACAGGATCTGGTCGTGAACGGAGCCAAGGTGATTCACGCCGTTGGCCGCACACATATTCACGGTGTGTCCCAACAGCCCGCCAAAGCCGTCCAGCGAATGGATGTAGTTGGCGGGACCGCCGTTCATGGCCTTGCGCTTGGACTGAACACCGTTTTCTTGGCGAATCGACAGCACCTTGGCCTTGGCCCCGATGCGGGTAGACACGGTGACTAGGTCGTAATTCTCGTACCGCATCCGCACCGGAAAGCCCAACGGAGTCAGCCACATCGGCGTGACATCGTTGTCGATCAGGGTGGAAACGCATTGACGAATGAATGCCATTCCACGCTGGGCTGATCCGACGACATCACCGATTGATTCCCAGATCGTCTTACCCAACAGGGCGACTGGCGCATACATCTCCAAGCCAAAAGGATTGTGGCCCTGCTTGCGGATGCGGTCTTCCAGCCATTCCCGGGTATAGCCGATACAGGAATGCAGGGTCAGCCCATAAGGCAAAGTCATGGTTTGCCTTTTGGTGGTGCTGCGGTCGATACCCAAGGCCAGCAACTGCTTGGCTAGGGGATCAGACGAACTGGCTAGTTTGCTGGTCACCTTGTCGGCAACAAACTGGTATGGATCAGAGGGGGCGGCTGCGGGCAGAACATTTGTCGCCGTGGCTGCCACCGGATCTCGCAGCAACATGGAATAAATCTGGAGCCCCTGAGTAGTGGCATCCATGGCAATGGGCAGGCTGCTGACAAAGCCAGAGCCGTGCTTCCACAAACCAGCCAACTCACGGCAGGCAGCCACAAAGGCAAAAGGCTCGTCCGCCTCCGTCCACATTCGGTTCGACCACGGGTCGGCAGCAATCTGTTGAATTGCCTTCTTGTTTTCCTCAACCCACTTCAACCGCACAGCCATCGGCTGCTTGTCGATTCCAAACTTGTTGGCAACCTGAATGTACAGGGGAAACTGGTCCGCGTCTGTCTTCACCACTTTGCCGTCTGCGAACCGCAGCAAAGCCTTGGCATACGACGAACCCTGCGGATTTAAGAACAACGGCAGCGGATAACCCCGGCCACGGAAATCCAACTGATGTGGGAACCACAGCCTGCTGTGGCTTGCCATCTTGTCGGCCACAAACAAGGTCTTCAGGATCAGCAGCCGCTGCGACTCAAAGGACTCATTTAAGAAATGAATCTTTGCGGCAGCCTTGCGCCAACTGCGGCGGGCTTCGTCGTTGTCGTCAATATCTTGAGGCTTGGTCGGGAGCGGTTCATCCTTGCTTGGAGGGAGACCATCGATGGTCAGGCCCTCTTTCCAGCACTCCTTGATCAACTCCAACGACTGGCGATCAATCGACCACGGCGTGTTCTGGACAAAGTTAACGGCCTTGTAGACCGCCGGGGGCAGCGAGGTAGCCAGCGACTCCTGATACGCCTTGGATCGGCTCTTGACCAGCGGACGAGGCTTCCACTCAAGAGAGCCGTAGCCTCCGACCCACGGATTATTCCACTCCAGCGGCTTCTCCACCATCGGGAGAAACATCGGCTCAAGGGATTCGTGGTATTCGTGACATTCCTTGATCCACTTGCGAATGTCCGCAGACGGCTGAATCACGCAGTACTTGCGGCCACGGGCATTCAACTTGGTGACGATCTGAATGATCTGGGTGCGCTCGGCCAGCATTTCCACCAGCAGCAGCCCAACAGCAAGAGCGTCAGCCTTGGCCCACCGCTTGGTGACAAGATCCACGGCCTTGGCCGCTTCACGGGCGAATCGACGCTTGACCTTCTGGCCGACCTTTTTGAAAGTCTTCTTCTGAATTGTGCGAAGAAACTCGGGCTGAGTATCCGCCAACTCGTTCAAAAGAATCTCATCTTCGACGGCACGACCCACGGCGATACAGGTGCCCGTCAACATTCGTTCGGTTGACAGGGCATCAATGACCACCTTGGCGGCAATGACGGCGATCTTTTCGTGTGATAGTGAATTTACAAAAGCGAGGCACCGATGACGACGACCGGGACCAGACGAGGACTTTGCAATCCAAAGTTCCAGCCCCTTGGCAAGTTCTGTCGTGCAGCGATTGAGCAGCATCCGGCCGGGAACGGTGTTGCTTTCCGCTCCTAGTTCGTGTGCCTTGGCCTTTCGGTTGGCGTACCGCTGCCTCCCGAGTTCCACCATCTCCTGATCTAGTTTGCTTTGTCGCATTTTCTAGAACTCTAGAATGAATGATACGGCACCAAACCGTAGGAAATAAAAAACCCCCTGTATCCATTTGGATACAAGGGGCGAGAGAGGAGAACGCCGGGGAGAACTCGGCGTTGTCACTATATCACGCGATTGCGTAGTGCTGGCGCAGAGCCTTGTCGAACGACAGAATGCGCTGCGGACGCTCCACAGGATTCATCTCCTTGGCGAGGTGCGTGTAGGCGGCCTGAAGGTTCCAGAGGCACAGACCGGGGGTCTGGTAGTCGAAGGACGGGGTGATGGACTCCTCGTAGAAGTCGGTCGCCTTGGACTTGGGCAGGATTCCCCGACGAGCCAACTGCATCGTGAAGTAGGCCAACGAGGTTTCGTCCGTCGAACGCTCCATCAGGACTTCCTCACGCTTGTAGAACTGGTTGACCTCACCCTCAAAGTCACGAACTGCGGCGTTGATCAGGGACGGCAGCCGATCCCAGACATGGGTCGTGTGCTTGGTGGACAGCACATGGTCGGAGATCACCAAGCCGTTGGTGCAGGCGAAGACATGGCCGCCGAAGATCAGGCGGTTTGCCATGGTCTTGTCGTAGGAGTTCATGACTCCCACCGTCCACTTGAGCCGGGGATCCTCTTGGAGGTCCGGGATGCCGATGTCCATGGTGCTGATGAACAGCGGACGCTTACGGTGAACCTGATGGGCCTCGCTCTTGACGATGTACCCGGCCTTTTCAAAGGTGTCGGCCACGGTACGGACCAAAGTGTGCTGTGGAACCGGGGTGTAGGTGTCGGTGGAGGCCGGAACCGGGATCTTGGTGATGTCAGCCAGAGTGCGGTAAGTGTTACGAGCCATTGTGAGTTCTCCTTCTAGAGTTCTAGAATTACTGAGCCCTACGCTTGGGCTTGGCCTTGAGGCAAGTGTCAATGAACTTGGTTTCGGCTTCTGTGAGCCACGACTTGTGACGATCCACGCGCCACAGTACCAATGACGCAAAGTTAAAGGCGTTTTCGTAGTCGCCAGACAGGTGGTACTGGTATGTCTGGTCGATGCCGTTAGAGATTAGGAAACGATCCGCTTTCTCCATGTCCGTATGTTACCAGAGATTACGAATCTGTCAATGGGGACACCTCAATGTGCCCTACGCGAGACATCTGCTCGTCAGTCCAGACGGACATTTGGTAGACCTTGCCTTCCGGCGTGGCGAACATCAAGCAAGTCAGGTATTCGCCTGCGTTGTCGTTGTCTTCTGCGATGCCGATGCCGACGACTTGGGCACCACGAAGCATACGAACGCTGTTGAACGCCCTAGTTGCGCCGGGAGGTGTTTGCTCGTTAGGAAGTTCTCCAACCCACATAACGGTCTCCTTCTAGAGTTCTAGAACAGGTAAAGCGCGTGATTGGGTAAGCCACGGTATGCGCGCCCCACCGTGGGATTGGAGTTTAGGCGCGGCTCAAGTAACCCGTGATCATCCGGCACAGGCTGACCATCAGGGCATCACGCAGTTCCGGGTCTTGCTTGAACGAGCGCACGATGGCGGCGGCGATCTTGTCGTGATCCACGCACTCGCTCCAGTCGATGCCCGCATTGATGAGGTGCTGGGCCACATCCGCAGCGTCCATGTTGTCGGCCACGATTTCGCCAATGGCGTTTGTATTGACCTCGTCTGCGATGTCGTGAGCGTCGAACTCGGCGGCAATCGCGGAAACATCGATACGGGAAGCGATCTCACGGTAGTCGTCGGCGGTCAACAGCGGCTTGACTGGGGCCGGGGCAAACAGGTCCCCCGCCTTGAGTTCCCCGATGATCTGCTGCTTGATGCCGTTGATGATGTTCGGCGGAAGGGTGACGACGATGTCCATTGTGTTCTCCTTGTTCTAGAGTTCTAGAACTGTTCTCTTGGTGTGCGAAGGAACGCCCCTCACACTTCAGTATCCTACCACAGAATTCGATTGTGTCAATGCCCTTACAGGTTGACATCAATCCGGGCGGCGATCTCCTCAAACGACAGGTCAAGTTTGTCGTTGGCGGCGGTGAGCGAACGATTGAACAGGGTGATTTCGGTTCCATTAATTTCATCCACCTCACGGACGGCCTCGTCGTCGTCCAGAATGTCGGGATCAAGGCAGGAAAGCCCCGCCCAATCCAAGACTTCTTGAGGCGGGAAGAAAGAAACGCTGCGGCTCTTATCAAGTCCTCCGTGGAACGAGTAATCATTCCATTCGTTGCGGACTACCCAAGATCCCCGCCCAGTTTCCTTGATGTACAGGTCGCACAAGACACCCAAGGGGCAGCAACACGGCGTGGGCCCGGAGTCGCTGATCTTGAGGCTTCCCGTGCCCTTGAGGTACTCACCTCCACGGAGTGCAGCAACCCACATGGACTTGATCTCGGCCTTCATTCGATGTGCAATCTTCATGACATTCTCTCTTTCTTTCTAGAGTTCTAGAATCAACCAGCGTGAACGACGAAAGGTGAGGGCTTGATGTTGCCCTTGGCCCGCAGGCCGACGATAACACCACCAACGGGATCGTTGAACCGGGCATCGGACAGGTCGCCGTCGATGACGGCCCAGCCTTCGTGCTTGTTGGGCAGGGCGCGGTCTCGCTTGGTGTTGAACACCATGGCGACATTGCCTCCGGCATTGAGGTACTGGCGGCAGTCGTCCCAGTTGTGACCGGAGTACGACAGCGTCAGGCGAACGGGGCTGTGCTTCTCAAGCGAACGGAGGGCACGGGCGAAGGACTTGGTGTAGTCGTAGTTCAACGACCCCCAAGCGTAGACTTCTGGAGCCACCTTCTCCCATGGGATGTCCGATAGGACATTGGAGCGGAAAGCCCAGTTGCCATGACCGTACTTGTGGTTGGCCGCAGCCAGTTCGTCGTACAGGTGGCGGAAGAACAGGATGGAATGCTCCATCAGGAAACGGGTCTTGTTGATCCGTGCCTGCTGAACATTGGAGAACCGGGATCGGCCAGCGGTAACCCCAAGGCAAGCGGCCTCGCATTCTGGGGACCGCCAAGGGCACAACTGGTAGCCAGACATCCCGGCAGGGGCAAGGGTCAGGCCGAAGATCGGCACGGAGCCCTTGGACAACTTGGTGTTGGCCCCCGGCGCAGTCAACAGGGACCGGAACCGCCGTTCATATGGAATCTTTTCTCGTCGCGCCTCCATGGCCCAAAGGGCAGCACGACTGATGGACGACCAACGAGGAGACAGGGCAGAGTTGTTCAGGACATTGAGCAGCATGGCGTTCTCTCTTTCTTTCTAGAGTTCTAGAACGAGGTGGTGAAGAGTGGTCGATCACTCAACACCACAGATGTTACCAGAGAAACAGAACTTGTCAACTGGGCAACGGAGCGCCCGCCTTGGCGGCCAGTCGAACAGCATCGACACACGCCTTGAAGGAGTTCTCGCTGATGGTGCCGTTCTCCTTGGCAAGCAGCAGGACATGGATGATCAGCCCGGAGCAGATCCACATATCCCGGAGGGCTTGGGCCTCTTGCGGGCTCTTGATCTTGAGACCAGCGGCCTCCGCAAGGATCTGGGCCACTTGCACCGGGGAGCAATGGGGATGGCTCTGCCCACCGCCGAGAACAGCGGAGGTGACTGACGAGTTCACCAGAACCTCCACGGTCTGCCCCACTTCGGCAGCAGCCTCCACTCCCCAAGCCATCCTGACCGAGGTCTGGTCATCGAAGATGAAGTTGAACGAGTAGGGGTTCGTGAGGAACTTGCGAGGAGTCGGAACGGAAGAAGCGAACATTGGCATTCTCTCTTTCTTTCTAGAGTTCTAGAATCAGATGACCACATGGACATTCAGGTAGTCGGCCTTGAACTGGCCCAGAACCTTGGCAATGGCGTTACGGACCCCGGTGGCGGAGCGTTCCTCAATCACGGCAGCAGCCAAGCCGATGCCCAGAAGACGCACGAAGTCCAAGGACATCGACTCAAGGTGGGCCTTGGCCGGATCCGACAGAGTCTCAACCCAGTTCCGAATCTGGGACGACTCAAGGACATACCCGTCATCCTGCAACAGGTCGCAGAAGAGGTGCAGACGCTGGATGTTGTTCATCGGTGTTCTCCCAATCTAGAGTTCTAGAATCAGTCCCGACCACTTGGCCGGATCCCTGACTCACAGCAGTAAGGTTACCACAGATTCCAGATTTGTCAATGGCCTACAGGAAAGATCAAAGTCGTCTACGCTTTGGTGTACTGTAGGATACCTAAAGGTTCCTCCAAGTATTTA